ATTGGCACTTACCGCCGCATGGCAACTTAATAAAAAAAGATTTCCAGCTTTTCATGAAAAGGCTGCGAAAACACTTCAGCCCTCAAAAAATAAAGTACTATCACTGCGGCGAATACGGCGCCAAACTCAAACGTCCACACTTTCACGCCTGCCTGTTTGGACTGGACTTCCGAGACAAGCAATTGTTTCGGAACCTGAACGGGCAGGCGACTTTTACCTCTCCCACTCTCGAAGAACTCTGGCCGAAGGGCTTTGCCCTAATCGGCTCCGTAACATTCGAATCCGCGGCCTACGTCGCGCGATACATCATGAAAAAAATAACTGGAGAGGCGTCAGAAAAACACTACGAAACCGTCTCGCCGGACACTGGCGAGATAATAAAACTCAACCCCGAATACACAACCATGTCGTTAAAACCACCAATCGCTTCCGATTGGTACGACAAATACAAAGACGACGTTTACCCCGATAACTTCATCGTTCTAAAAGGTAAACGTATGAAACCCCCACGCTACTACGCCAAACGCTACGAACTGGAACAGCCAGAGGCCTATCTGGACCTTCGTAAACGAAATAAAAAATTTGCGAAAAAACATAAATCAGACTCCACACCCGAACGTCTTAAAGTTCGGGAAAAATGCAAAATTGCACAACTCAACGTCTTACCCAGGAACTACGAAAATGGAACATAAAATCTTCTCAATCTACGATCAAAAGGCATACGCATACCTACCGCCGTTCACACTTCCAACCGCCGATATGGCGGAAAGAACCTTCATGGACTGCGTTAACTCCCAGGATCATGCCTTCGGCCGGAACCCGGCCGACTACACCCTCTTCGAACTCGGCACCTATGACGACAACAAGGGCCTGATTAGCCCTCACGAAGTTGTCCGGACAATAGGAAACGGGATAGAATACGTTAAGTCACACAGCTTAAATCCCGAGGGAAACAACAATGGCAACATCCATGCGGTCGGTAATGGCGCACCAATTCTCCCAGGTGCCGACAGTGGAAATCCCCCGGTCAAGCTTTGACCGATCCCACGGCTACAAAACAACCTTCGACGCCGGACGCCTCATCCCTATATTTATCGATGAGTGCCTCCCAGGAGATACTTTCAATCTCTCAATGACGGGCTTTGCCCGTCTCGCCACACCCATCTTTCCAATCATGGACAACATGTTCATGGAAACTTTCTTCTTTGCAGTCCCTTACCGACTTGTATGGGACAACTGGCAAAAATTCAATGGCGAACAAGACAACCCCGACGACTCAACCGACTTCCTCGTTCCTCAAATCGCAGCCCCGGCCGGCGGCTACGAATCCCAACAACTCGGGGATTACATGGGTTTTCCTACTGGTGTCGACGGCTTTAGCCATTCAAGCCTGCACTTTCGCGCTTACAATCTCGTATTCAACGAATGGTTCCGCGACCAAAATATCCTCGATTCTATCCCCGTCCCAAAAGACGACGGACCCGATAGCCAGGATGACTTCCAAATCAGACGACGCGGCAAACGGCACGATTACTTCACTTCCTGTTTGCCATTCCCGCAAAAAGGCGACCCAGTAACCATCCCTCTCGGCGACACGGCGCCAATCATTGGCCTCGGCGCCGAAAATGATTTCTACACAGCGGGCGTACTACCCCGCATCGAGACCTCTGGCGAGGAAATCATCTACCCTTGGGAAACTAACGCGAACGATCTCTTCGTCCGCGGCTCTGCCGAAAATACGGCAGACCCCCAAATCTTTGCCGACTTAAGCGAAGCGACGGCAATCACCGTCAATGCCCTCCGCGAGGGCTTCCAAATACAACGAATGTTCGAGCGCGACGCGCGCGGCGGAACCCGCTATACCGAAATCATTCGCTCACACTTCGGAGTCGTATCATCTGATCAACGACTGCAGCGACCGGAGTACCTGGGGGGCGGTAGCTCCCCAGTTATCATCTCTCCGATCGCCCAAACCTCCGAAACAGACGTCTCCGGTCCCGATGCCTCTCCCCAGGGCAACCTGGCGGCTATCGGCACCGCGTCTCTCTCCGGCCACGGCTTTACAAAGTCGTTTACCGAACATTGCCTACTCATTGGCATTATCATGGTCCGTGCCGACCTCACCTATCAACAGGGCTTAAACCGCGCTCAATCCCGCCTCACCCGATTCGACTTCTTCTGGCCCAGCTTGGCGAATCTGGGGGAGCAGGCAGTCCTCCAAAAAGAGATTTTCACCAGCGGTATCGAAGCTGAAGACGATATAGTCTTCGGCTACCAAGAGCGCTATGCGGAGTACCGCTACAAGCCCTCACAAATAACTGGCAAATTCCGTTCTTCGGATCCCGAGTCCCTGGACTCTTGGCATCTTGCCGAAGACTTCGAATTTGCCCCAACACTTAATCAATCGTTCATTAACGAAAATCCTCCTGTCGATCGAGTCATCGCGGTTCCTACCGAACCTCACTTCCTCTTCGACTCCTACTTCTCACTACGCTGCGCTAGACCAATGCCGCTCTACGGCGTACCTGGTCTTATAGATCATTTTTGATCTTCCCCATCTTCGCGCTGCCTAGTAACTATGAAATTCAACCCAAAAAATCAACGCGGCTTCATTGGCGACATCGTCAGCTCCGTAATCACCGGCGCCTTCTCCGCCAAATCCTCAGCCAAACGCAACAAAGCTCAAATTGCGATGGCTCGCGAACAAATGGAATTTCAAGAACGGATGTCCAGCACTGCCCACCAACGCGAGGTCCTCGACCTCCGCGCGGCTGGCCTCAATCCTATCCTCTCCGCCACTGGCGGCTCAGGGGCCTCTACTCCTAGCGGAGCTATGGCTTCCATCGAGGAAGAAATAGGCCCCGCTATCTCTACTGCTCTACAAACTGCGAACGTCCAGCAAAATCTAAAAAACATGCGGTCTGCGAAAAAAAACTTGGACGCTGATACAAAAGTCAAAGACGAACAAAAAGTCCTAACACAAAATCTAAACGCAACCGAATACTTCAAACAACGCAAGCTGGAGTTCGACAAAAAAATCTCTGATATGACTTATCAGACAATGAAAGCTCAGCTTTCCGGCCATCTCCTAGAACAAGGAATTGATACTGGTAAAACCAGATTCAATTCCATCGGCAGCTGGACCCGTATCCTCAATCGCATCATCCCCAGCATCTCCGCCCTCACCGGCGGTGCTGCTGGATACTTACTCGGGCGCGGCGGAAAAGGCGGCAAATCGACGCCAGTCCGCAACCGAACCTACCCACTGAGGTAAATCATGCTCACACGCTCAGCCTACGGCAAAAAAAATCGCGTACACGCGCATCACTCCACCGACGGTGGAGCTAAACAATCCTTCAAACAAGAATGCGATATCAACCAAATCATGGCCAAGTACCAAAAAACTGGCCTTGTAACTCACTTCAACGAACACAAAGCCAACTACGGCTTTGCTCCCGCTCTCGACTACCGCGAGGCACTCGAAAAAATCCGCACCGCCGACGAAATGTTCTCCGAACTACCGTCGTCTATCCGAAAAAAATTCGACAACAAACCGGAGCGTTTCCTGGCTTTCACTGAAAATCCAGACAACCGCTCCCAAATGGCCCTAATGGGCCTCTTAAAACCAGAAACAACCGACCCTGAGTCTCCGCCCTCGCAGCCCTCAGACAGCGCCTCAGCGCCTCTCCCTCCGGCTCCGAAAACGGACCCAAAAAGGACGCCCACGCCGGAGTAAACCAATCGGGTGAAACCCGCACAGTTGCTCTTACTTGATGTCAACTGTGCTAGGTGACACCAACTGGTCAAAAATTGACCAATCACCTAGACCAAAAAAACCCAATAAATAGCCCCAAAGCAGGAGGAAAAACTATGCCCTACAAACGCAGAAAAATGACCCGCAAAGCGTCTAAACGATCTTTCCGAAAAGGCGCCAAACGCACCGCAAAGGTAAATCTTCGCGGAGCACCCATGCGCGGCGGCATTCGGCTATAATCCCGGCCGCCCAGGGCGCAAGCCCTAGGCGGTCTAAATCGTAAATAGGATATGTCCAGTGCCCTGTTACGCCCCAATATCATGCTACAAATCCGTCGGCCCAGGTATTACCTGGGACCGCAAACAATCAACCGGCCAACTGATGACTATCCCCTGCGGCCAGTGCACTGGCTGCAGACTCGAACAATCCCGACAATGGGCAATTCGGTGCACACACGAAGCCCAACTACACGAAGAAAACTGCTTCATAACGCTGACCTACAACGATTGGCACTTACCGCCGCATGGCAACTTAATAAAAAAAGATTTCCAGCTTTTCATGAAAAGGCTGCGAAAACACTTCAGCCCTCAAAAAATAAAGTACTATCACTGCGGCGAATACGGCGCCAAACTCAAACGTCCACACTTTC